GGCTATTTTCGTCTGATCGCCGAATATCTCACGCCGCGCAGTTTCCAAAAGGACCTGCGCATCCTGCCGATCCGCAATCAATTCACGGTCAGCATGGACCCGAGTGCGATCATGCCGCACGGGGGGGATTCCACGTGGTGCATTATCAGTGTGAAGATGAAGCGGCTAGAGTACAAGCGCCGCTATCCAAGGGCGAAGAACCACGCATGGAGCGATATCTGCGTTGACGAGCTGACGCGCGACTGGGAAGACCGAGAGGATATACGGCTGGCTGAGTATTTCCGCATCCGCGATGTATCCGAGCGTCTTTATTTGATCCGCGGGCCACGCGGCGAGGAGTTCACGAAGTACTTGTCTGAGATGCCGCGCAACCCCCTGACCGGGCAATTAATGTCGATCGACGAGGCGAGCATGATGCTCGCCGAGCGCGGGCTGCGGATTGACGGCGACCGACAATCCTGCAAGCGGCAGGTCGAATGGTTTAGGCTCAACGGATTTACGGTTGTCGAACGCCAGCAAATACCTGGTCAGTACATCCCTGTATTCCGCGTGGAGGGCAAAGCGGTCGATCTCGACGGTCAAGTGCGTCGACGCGGCATGGTCGAGTCGATGGAAGACGCAGCGCGTATGGTCAACTACGGCGAGGTCGCGAAAATCAAGAGATTGGGCCTCACGCCGAAGGCGCCGTGGGTTGCGGCCGAGGGCCAGCTCGACGGACATACCGAGTGGGATGACGCGAACCAGCGGGCATATTCGGTGCTGACCTATAAGCCCATTGTCATCGAGACGAGCGCAGGCCCAGTGATGCCGCCTCCGCCGGCTCGGCAGCCGCCGGCACAAATCGAGCAGGGATTCTCTGAGTTCGTCCAGGGCATGCGCAGCAACCTCATGGCTCTCGCTGGCATGCCGCACGAACCGGGGCAGGATCAGGATCGGGGAGCGGTGGTGTCCGGGGTTGCGCTCAAGCGCCGGCAGTTCATGTCGGATCAGTCGCACTTCCAGTATTACGACAAGCTGACATTGGCGATTGCGCAGTGCTGGCGGGTGATGGTTGACTGGATTCCGGTCTATTTCAGCGAAGAGCGGATGCAGCGCATCATCGGCGACGACGGCGTGCCTCAGATGGTGAAAATCAACGGGCAGGAACAGGATGAAAGCGGCGTTGCCAAGGTCAAGAATGATCTGAGCATCGGCACATATGACGTGATCATGGATACCGGGCCTGGGTATGAGACGAAACGCGAGGAGGGTGCAGAGAATCTGCTCGAACTGCTGAAGATTCCGCCGCTTGCAGAGTCGGTGGTTAAGATCGGGTCCGATCTGGTGTTCCGCGCCATCGATCACCCGTATATGCAGGAGCTGGCAGACCGGCTTTCGGCGCAGACGCCTGATGGCCTGAAGAAAATACTCGACGGCTTGTCGAGTCGTGCGAAGTCTATCGTTCAGGCGCTGAGCAAGGAAAATGAAGCCCTGAAGCAGCAATTACAGCAACTTGAGCAAGAGCAGAAATTTGGGCTTGCCAAGGCGCATATGCAAGCCGCGGTCAAGGCTCACGACACGGAGACGATGGCGCAGACCAAACGTGAGGACACGGCTGCATGGATCGCGCACGAGGAGCACGCGAACGCAGTCAAGGCGCACACATCGCTGGCCGTGGCCGAGATTGGAGCCGCCGGGCGGCTGCTGGACTCGCACGTCGAGGCAGCGCACAACGCCGAAGCGGCGGAACGGATGATCGAACGCGGCGAAGCCGCAGAAACCAAGGGGCAGTGATGGCGCTCGTCGTGATCGATAGCGGGAATATGGAGCAGGTCTTTGCCGAGGCTAACGGCGAGCAGGTCAAGTCTGCGCAGCCGGCGCCACCAACAACTGCGGAAAAGGCCGCAGCGAAGGCTGAAGCAGCGAAGCCGGCAGAGAAGCCAGCCGAAGCCAAAGCGGAGACCAAGGCAGACGACAAGCCGGCCTATGCAGCCAAGACCGATGCAGCCAAGACCGATGAAAACGACGCCGACGACATCGAAGGCGATGACGGGTTGACCCCACGGCAGAAGCGCGAGCTATCCGGGAAGATGCTCAAGGCCATCGGCAAGAAACATCGTCAGGTGAAGGAAGCCGAAGAGTTCGCGGCGCACCATATCAGGATTGCGCGGGACGCCGAACGGCGCGCAGCAGAGGCCGAGCGCGAACTGTTGCAGACGCGGGCAAAGGCCAAGCCGGAAGAACAAGCGGCGCCTGTCGAGCCCAAGCGGGAGAACTTCGCCACCGAGGCCGAGTTCATCGATGCGCGGATTCAGTGGGGCGTGGATCAGGGCATTTCCCGGCGCGAGGCGGAACGGCAAGAGGAGCAGCGTCGGTCAACGGTAGCGGCGCAGCTCGAGAAGGCGGCAGCGCTTGTGCCGGACTTCGAGCAGGTCACCAGCGCACCGCTGAACTGGCCTGGACCCATTGCGCAGTACATGCGCGACTCGGAGATGTTCGCCGAGCTAGGATACCACTTCGCCAAGAATCCGGCAGAACTGGCGAAGATCGCTGCGCTGCCGCCGATGAAGCAGCTTGTTGCAGTCGGCAAAATTGAGAGTACACTACAGCCATTCGCATCACGCTCCCCAGCGATCGAGGCGAAAGCCGGCGACAAGCCGATCGAGACAGACGGCAAGGGCGCCAAGCCCGTACCGAGCACTGACACGGGATTCAGCCCGAGCAAGGCCCGCAGTGATGCGCCGGTGATCACGCCGCTGAACGGCGACGGAAGGGCAGTAGAGCCTGATCCGTCGTCGATGACGACCCGAGAGATGATCCAGGACTTCCAGAAGTCCAAGGGCATCAACCTCTCAATTCGCAAACGGCACTGACGCCCAGCAGCACCTGCGGAACAGGGTTTCCGTGCGCCTCATGGCGCGTGAAGGTGCGTTGTGGCGAATCAACTGCTGACAATCAGCATGATCACGAACCGGGCGCTTCCGGTTCTGGCAAATCAGTGCGTGTTGACGGATAAATTCAACCGTCAATACGATAAAGAATTCGGCGTCAAGGGGCGCAAGATCGGGGCGACGTGTAACGTCCGACTGCCCCCGCGCTACCTGGGAACTTTCGGCCCGGCGCTTAATGTCGAGCCGAGCACCGAGACGTATGTCCCGGTGCCGATCATGTATCAGTTCCACGTCGATATCCAGTTCAACACCATCAATATGCTGTTGGACATTGACAACTTTTCGGAACGGTTCATCGAGCCGGCATGTCAGGCGGTTGGCAATCGCATTGACAGCGACGGCGCGTATTTCGCGTTTCAGAACACGGCGAATCGCGTCGGGACTCCCGGCACCGCGCCGACCGCGTTCAAGAATTTCTCGGATGCGCGGGCGATTCTGGCGAGCGAGGGCATGCCGAAGGGAATGACCCCGACGGCTGTTCTGCACCCGCTGGCCAATTCGAGCATGGCCGATTCGCTCAAGGGCCTGTTCAACCCACAGGCGCGTATCTCGCAGAGCTACGAACAGGGACTGATCGCCGCGAAGACTGCTGGAGCTGACTGGTTCGAGGATCCCAACATCGCTACCTACACCACGGGAACGCTGACCGGAACCCCGGTACTGGCTGCTGCCACCGCGCCAACCGGAGGTACTGCGCTGTTGACATCTGGCTGGGCACAAACCGGCACGCTCGAACTGTCGGGGTTGACCAGCGCGGCACAGTGCTACGTCGGCGATACCGTGCAGATCCTCGGGTGCTACCCGGTGAATCCGCAGAATCGGTCGCGCTACGGCAACACGCTGAAGCAGTTCGTGGTGCTTCCGCCCGGCGGTTACGCGCAGATGTCCGGTGTTGCGGCGCCTGGCGGCCCGCAGTTTGCTGCGGCTACTCCGGCAAACGGCACGTTCAATTCGACCACAGGGCGCTACACGTCCACGGCCGGCGGCCTGCTGACCGTGACCATCGGCGAGTGCGTGATCAGCGGCGGACAGGTCCAGAATGTCTCGGCTGCCCCTGCCTCGCCCTACACCGTCACGATCAATGGCGGAGCCGCATCCGCTACGTCCAGCACCGAGAACCTGTACTTCCATCGCGACGCGTTCGCGCTGGCGTTCGTTGACCTGCCCCTGCCGCGCACCGCGGTCGAGGCCAGTCGTGCATATGACGAGGATCTTGGTCTGGCGATTCGGATCGCGACGCAGTACACGATCAACAACGATGCCGAGCCGACTCGGATGGACGTGGCCTACGGGTTCGCGTCGCTGTATCGGTCGATGGGCGTCCGCGTTTCGGGATGATAAGGAGCAAACATGGCCTTCGCTGCAACTACCAACGTTGACGGTTCCAACCCGGGGCCAAACAGCGCCGCGTTGCCCGACACTACCCAGGCCTCGGCCGGCAATTTGTGGAAGGTCGGATCGTTTCCGATCGCGCTGACGCCGGCAGCTCTCGGCGCCGGTCCATCGGTCGGCGAGCAGACATTCGTGGGCACGGCCTCCACCGCAAGCGGGTCGCAGTATTACCCGGCGATCGGTCTGTTGACTACCGATGTCGTCGTGGTCACGAAGGCCGGCGCTCAGACCGCAAACGTCGCGATCATGGATGCTCGCGTGAGCGCAGTCGATACGCTGGCGATCAAGTTCTTTGCGTCCACCGGCACACCGACGCCGGCGGCCGGCACCACGGCATCGCCCTACACCGTGACCGTGTTCCGCGCGCAGCCGAATTGGACGGCGCCGGCATCTGGCAACCAGCTTAGCTGGTAAGGGGGCGCCATGACCATCCTTGGCGTCTCTGACAGCATCTACAACCGGGATGCGAACACGTTCCAGTACAACGCCCCCGGAACGACATTTAAGATCTTCATCGCCCCGTCGCCGATGACGATCGTCGGTATCTCTGGGATGCCTGTCGTCGTTGGATCGGATGGCGGCGCAGTCACGGCCAAGTTCTACAAGTGCGGCAGCGGAGTTGCGGCCGCCTCTGGCACCTTGCTGCACGCCGGGACTTACGACCTCAAAGGCACCGTCGATGTCCGGCAGGTGATGGTGCTTGTAACGCCGGTCAGCACGCTTCAGATCAACGCGGGCGACTCGGTGGCGGTGATCTTCACCGGCACGACCACAGCGGCGATCGGCGTCGTGCAGGTCGAAACCGAGCCGAGGAACTGATGGCCGTCACCAATGGCCCCATCGCGGCTACGATGTACATGGGGCTTTCGAGCGATACAAAGCCGGTCGTCGGGGTTGAGTTCGCGTGCCGGTTCTACGAATGGGACACCGGACGCATGTTCATATGGACCGGTTCTAACGTTAATTCCCCGGCCGCCGGTCAATGGGTCGAATACTTTGCGCCTGCACCGGCGCCGCAATAGGAGCATTACATGCTGATTCAAGGCGTCACCGGCCAGCAAAACAACCAACCTGGCGCAGCAAACCCGGCCGCAGTACGCGCTGGTGCGCAAGGAGATTTGATCGTGTCCGAGCTGCACGGCAAAGACTACGAGCAGGCATATCGCGGGTCCATGGGCTTCTCGACCACGCTGGCGCGCGCGACAAGCATCGCTGCGTCATCTGCGGTGGGCAACATTGTCCGCAATCCGCTTAGCTCGGGCGTCAACCTGGTGCTGCGGAAGTGGTCGATTGACGTGATCGTCGCGTCAGCAACCTGCCTGGGTTTCCAACTTGGCTACACCTATCAGGCGACCGACCCTACCGGTCTGACCGCTGCTGATGCAGCTGGGCAGACTTTTTTGGGCGCCGGAGCGGTGGCCGCGACGGCATTCAATGCGAGCAAGGCGCGCGCCTACGCCATTGCTACGCTGCTGGCCGCTCCTCTACCGTTCCACGTCCTGATGATCAACGGCGCGGCGCTGAACACCGTCAGCTCCAACGTCAACGCTGGCGACCTAGACGGTGCATACATCATCCCGCCAGGCGGCATCGTCGCCATCTGCGCGATAGGCGCCGCGGCGGCAGCTTCCGGCGTCAGCTCAACGCTTACGTGGGAAGAAGTGCCCATCTGATCCCGCTGTGATGCGCGAGCCAATCACGCAATCCAGCAAAGGCGCCGGCTGACCTATCTAGCGCCGCCCAGGAGAGGCTCATATGCCATCTGTCGGCGTTACGAATTTCAACCCTGGGTTGAACTCCTCGGCCCAGCCGGCGACGATCGCTCCCGTATCTGCCACGACGGATGTGTTCGGGGCGCCCACCGGTCCGCTGGTCGCGAACAACCAATCGCTCGGAATCACCGGGGCGCAGCTGCTCGGGGGGACGATCCCCACAGCTACGCAGATGGCGAACATCATCGCCAATGGCGCCGCGACTGCCGGCAACGCGATGCTGACCACCGCGCAGTCTGCGCCTGTCGTTCGCGCCGCAGGAAATCAATACTCCTACGTGCTTGCGCAATGGGGCTGTCCGATTGGATTGGCCTCAACAGGAACTGTCGCCGCAGACGGAACGTTTACGAATACTGCGCTCGCTACTACGTATTCCGGCGGCATCTGGATGTATTTTCCAGCCGGCGCAATTAACGATCCAGATGTAGGATCGGCCGCTGGATTTTACTGGTGCGTGTTTTCCAGTACAACGGCCGGACAGGTCAAGAAAAACTATCTAGCCTCTCTCGGCACACCGAAACCGCCTGCCGTTGTTGGTGCCAACGCTGTTGGCTCGGCTGCTGGATATACGGGCACTACCGCTGCCATAAACATATTCTCTGGTCTTACGCTTGCTGCAAATTCTGTTGGTCCGAACGGAATCCTACAGTTCCGGGCGGTGTTATCGCATACGAACAATGGCAATGCGAAGTTAGTTCAGCTACAAGGTAACGGGGCAGCATATTCGTCGTCATTTTCGTTAGCCGGCAGTTCAGCAAGAGAAATTACTGCGAATCTTACGAATATGGGCGTCGCCAATAGACAAGTGCAATATAACGCGGTGGCTACCATCGCCTCGTTCTTCACTATCGATACGTCAATCGATCAGGCACTGACAATCGTTCTAACCCGCGTCGTAGATACTGACGCTACGGTTCTCAACGCGGGTACGTTGTCGCTGACATACGGAGCATACAGCATGGCCATTCAACTATTCCAGTCGTCGATTGCTGGGCAAACGGCGGCATATGCAGTGCCAGATCCAAAAAACATCACTTACATCGACGGCAAGTTCGAAGTACGCACGAATAGCGACTACATCTCCCCGCCGGCGCCAACGCAAGATGACGTGGATCGAGCCGCAGCGAATGCATATGCAAAACTGACGGCGTTGAAAACCATGACTCCTGCGCAGGTGCAAACATGGGTGGCGGCTAACGTCACCACGCTGCCGCAGGCCCAGGACGCAATTGCAACCCTGGCCATCGCGGTAGGGATACTGGCGCGCGGGATGTAGCAACGTGACCCAACACCTCTACATCATCAGCGAATGACCGATTCCGACCTCAACGAGATCATCGAGCAGTGATCATGCCCACGATGCCAAACGTCGTCGGGTCGAACTGGCAGCAGGCCACCGCGGCGCTGATCCAGGCCGGCGTCGTGCCGGACAACGGGTCGCTGCCAAGCGGAACCTACAAGCAGCTCGGCTACTTCGACAAATGGCCGGTGACGCTGACCTGGGCCAAGAGCGCGATCGCCAAGCCGGGCATCGTCACCGCGCAGTCGCCGGCATCTTCGGCGAGCGTGGCGCTGAATGATCCCATCGCGCTGACGGTCGCCAGTCCGCCGATGAGCGTCTGCGATCGGTACTCGGCAGGGGGCTACTCGTGACCGCGGCAGACATCATCAAGGCAGCACTGCGGCGCATCAACAGCTACCAATCCGGCGAGTCTTTGGCGGAGGTGGACGCGCAGGATTGCCTAGAGTGCCTCAACGACATGCTGGACTCGTGGAGCACGGATAACCTGCTCGTTTTCGGCACCGAAGAATGGATTCTGAACTGGACCGCAGGAAAGAATAGTTACAGTATAGGAAACCCGACAAACGCGCAGGTTAGCGGCGCAAACAGTACGGGCGGAACATTTGCTAAGACATGGCCGAACTTCACCGGCACGCTCAGCAGCGGATCGCCTACGATCACTGCGGTTACGAACATGCCGAACAACCTCGTTGCTGGGTCAACTGCCGCCTATCAGGTCGGGTCTGGTTCGATCCTCAGCGACTCGCAAAGCCTGATCCCTGACGGAACTACGGTGCTGGCGTTCAACTCCGGAGCGCAAACGGTCACGATGAGTTTACCGGCAGCCGGTAATTCGACAGGTTCAGACTCGATTGCCTACACCGTTCCGGGCGATCTACCTATCCCGCGCTCGCTGCGGATCACGGGAGGTTACACTCGGTTCAATCAGCTAGACCTCCCGCTAGACGTTGCCGAGACGCAAGCGCAGTACACGAGCATTCTGTACAAGGCGCAGCCGGGTCCCTGGCCGACTGTCGGCTGGTACAACAACGGATACCCATACGGAATCCTGAAGGTCGCGCAGACGCCGGCCAACAACGCCGAGGTGCATCTGTTCGCCGACACGATCCTGGCGAATCTCACGCTCAATCAGCCCGTGATGCTTCCGCAAGGCTATGCACGCGCGGTCAAGTGGGCGTTGTCTCGAGAAATCTGCGCCGAATATGGGTTTCCGCTGTCCGAGGCTATCAAGACGAACGCACAGCAGGCAATGGACATGATCAAGGCGCTGAACGCTCGGCCGGCGCAAGTATCGAACTATGACCGCATGCTGACGCGCGGCAACCGCGGCGACGGAGGCTGGATCACTCACGGCGGGTACGGCTGATGCCTGCGTCGCCGCAAGCGCCAGCCGGCGGCCCGCTGCAACTGTTCGGCGATTTCGGTTTTGCCGGCGGAGAGGATGTTGCGCCTGATCCAGCGCAAAACACTCAGATCTGCATCAACTTCTACGTTGAGGTAAATCAACAGAACCCGAAAGAGACCCTGGCACTGCTCGGCTGCCCTGGGCTTGTCCAGGTGGCCACGGCTCCAGGCGGCGGTGCCCCAGGGTTCGATCCAGCCGCTACCGTCTGGCCGCAGCCCTCGGCGATCACGAATCTACCGGTACGCGGCTTCCTGCCTCTCGCTGGCGGCACTCAGGCGCTCGCGGCGATCGCCAACACTCTCTACCTCGTGACGCTGGCGACGCCGGCCACGTACGCCTCGATGCCGACGCTGATGCTGACATCTGTCGGCTCGCTGCTCACGAGCGACGGCCCGGTGGTCATGGCAGAGAACAACGGCATAGGCTACGGCTCGGGCAGCGCTGTAGTCGGCACTGTTGCGATTGTGGACGGTCCGTGTGGGTATTGGTACAACGTCCTGACAAGCGTTTTCGTACAGATCACGGACCCAGGATTCATGGGTGCCGATCGAGTGGAATGCATCGACGGGTGGTTTGTTTTTAACAAGCCGAACTCGCAGGCATTTTATACTCCAGATAGCGCATACGGGCTCACATTCGATAATGCATACTATGCGCTGAAAGACGGGGCTCCAGACAATCTGGTCACGATCTTTGCCAACAAAGAAACGCTATGGCTGCTGGGAGAATGGACAACCGAAATTTGGTATGGAGCAGGCGGGCAGTATTTCTACTTCGCGCGACTCGTCGGGACATTGCTACAGTTTGGGTGCAAGGCCAAACATTCAATCGCTAGATTCTCCACCGAAGATCAGGATAATCTAATATGGTTTGGCCGCTCTGAACGCGGCGAAAACGTCATAGTACGCAGTAGTGGGTTTTCCGCTGGCGTCGTCAGCACCCCCGCATTCGGCGCCGAGGTCAAAACTTACCCGGTGACAGATGATGCGATCGGCTACACTTATCAGGAAGATACACATACATTCTATGTGCTCACCTTCCCGACTGCTGATGTAACGTGGGTCTACGATAGCCAGTCCGGATTGATGCATAAGCGACTGAGTTATGACCCGTATCAGACGCCTCCTATCACGAACGCTTTCAATCCCCCCGGGACGCATCGGCATCGGTCAAATTGCTACATGAACTTCGCCGGCATGCGGATCGTCGGCGACCATCAGAATGGCGCGCTCTACTGGCTCACGCGCAGCGCCTACACCGACGCCGGATGGCCGCTGTTGGCGAAGCGCCGGTCGCCGCATATTTGGGACAAGGGGCAGCGTGGCCGGGTCTTCATGGCGAGTTTACAAATTGACTTCCGGGCGGGAGTCGGGAACCCGAGCGGGATGGGTTCAGATCCGCAGGCCGTGCTGACGATCTCTCGAGATGGCGGAGTGACATTCGGCCAGCGCTGGCCCGCGCCTATTGGCGCTGTCGGGCAGTACAAGACGCGAACCATGTGGCGAAAACTCGGCTTTGGCCGGGATAACGTCGTCGATATTGAAGTCATCGATCCTGTGCCTAGAGACATCATTGGGGCCACGCTGAAAGCATTCAGCAGCGCGTGATTATGAGCACGCTTCCCGCTCGAATTCCGCCGCCAACCCTACCGGCAACGACCACCACTAGTGACGGCAGGCAGGTATTCGAGGTCAATTGGTACTTGTACTTTTACAATCTCGGGCTCAACGCGTTAGCAACTGGCGGTGATGTTCCGTTTCCGCCCGCCGTCATCAACGCGATGGCGGACATTGATGCGGCCAATACCGATCTAGCGCAGCTATCAACGCAACTCGCAAATGCGGCGCTGCGGTCAGATACAGACCCCGCGGAACTAGCGCAAGCATACCGGCAGATTGCAAACGCGGTACTGCTCCAATCTGATCCAGATATCAGCCCGACGCCTGGATCAGTGGTGAATGCGCTGCTGTTGGCTTCGGACGCGCTGTTGCCTGATCCAGTGCCGAGAGCGCAGCCTGCTTCGGTGGTCACGGTCACGGCTTCGCCGTTTACGTACACCGCGCCCGCGGCCGGCGCCGTCTTCGTGCAAGGCGGGATCGTGTCAATCATTTCGCTTGTCAGGCAGGGGACATCAGTCGCGACTGGCCTGACGGCAAGCATCTTCCCGGTGGCCCGGCTAGATCAGCTCGTGATCACATACACCGGGGCACCGACGGTCACATTCCTGCCGACGTGAGAGGTACGCCATGACTACTATCACCCTCGTTCAGCTCGTCGCGCCGTTCCAGCTTCCGAATGCGGACGCTTCGGCGTACACTGCGCCCACGCTAACCACGGCCAAGGTCGGTCGCGCGGTGTTCACGAACACCACGGCGAGTGCAATCACCATCACTGCCGGCATCACTACCGGCGGAGCACTCGCAGCAGCGACGACCATGATATCGGCACGAACACTCGCCCCAGGCGAGTCCTACGTTTCGCCCGAGCTGGCCGGCGCGGTGCTACCTGCTGGATCTGCGATCCGGGCGTACGCGAGCGCAGCTACGTCGGTCACGTTCACTGCATCTGGGTTGTTGCAACAGTGAGCATGGCATGGAGCATCCGCCGACAGTGATCATTCTTACGTTCTGTGATCATCCTGCGCTGGCATATGGCGCCATGCTGGTTTTCAAGACTCTGCGGGTAGGATTCCCAACGGCTACCGTGCTGGTTCTGGACAATGGATCCCATCCCGACGTACGTCCTAAAATTGAAAAAGCTGCAACGGCGGCGGAATGCACGTTCGTAGCCACAGAACGTCATCCATTTGTGGATCACTATCGCTGGGCGCTTCTTGAGCAGATGGCAGCAGAGTCTATCGTTCTTCTTGATCCGGACGTTGTGTTCTGGCGTTCTGTAGAAGACTGGCGGTTCACTGGGCTTATGGCCGGCAGGTTAATCCCGGACTTGCTGAACTGCGGAGTCCGGTCAATGGCACGACTCCATCCAAGTCTACTATGGGTTCCCAGCGTTTCGTTATTTAGATCGCGAGTGAATGCAGTGGGGCAGCGCAGTAATGGATCAGTGTTCTGGGACACGTTGTCTGAGGCGTATCACGCACATCGCGAAGACTGCCAAGTATTTTCTCCTGAGCAAATGGACTGCTACGATCATCTGTTCTATGGCTCACACTTTCCCGCCATTTCTCCAGGACTGAGAGATTCGGGATTGACTCACCGTGCCCATGTGGCTGCCGCGTCTGGGAACTATGAAGAGCTTCGTGGCATGTGGCGAAAACAAGAAGAGTATTTCCGGTCTCTGCGCGATGAGTCTTCGCTACTTCCAGAGACTATTATTCCGGGCATGGCGCAAACAATGAAGGAGCTTGGGAATGCTCAAGAAGTTCGCGATGTAACGGCGGATGACATATGGCCCCTTATCACTGGTATACATCGCCAGCTTAAGAAAGCTGAGGAATTCATGCTTCAGCGTCCGCAGGTTGAGTGTTCCGTGGTACATCACTTTGGTCCTGGGGTGTGTGTTCGCGAAGTTACGGTGCCCGCCGGAACATGGGCTGTGGGGCATAGGCAGCGGTACAGCCACTTGAACATCATGCTGCGGGGCAGTGTCGTCCTGTTTAATGACGATGGGTCCACAAGAACAGTGACAGCTCCCACGATATTCACAGGTCCACCAGG